CGTTGCAATCTATCACGTTCCACAAGATAGACGGGTTAGTGCTGCGCGCACTGGACCCGATTGACAGAATAGTGTAATTCGCGCCAAGAGAGGACCGATCGGCTGTCTCTTGGCGCTGGGTAGGCTTGGGGTGCGACCCCAGCGATAGGTTGATGCGTGGCCTTAGCTGGGAAGATAAGCAGCCTTGCCACGCTGCGGGTGTTTCAAAGCCACCGCCCGCTGAGCCTATTTACATACCACGAAGCCACTGTTCGACCAATGGCAGATATTTGTGATCTTCCCCGTATTTCTCAACCCAAGATGCTTTCCCGTTGTGGATCGCATCCGGGCCGTCCTGATGGTGTGACTTGCAAAGTGGTATCACCTCAAAGTCACTGGCTTTAGATGACCCATAGCGCCCACAAATCACATGGTGGGCATCGCTCGGTCCATGCTTCAAGCAGATCACACAGGGCAGTTGTTTGACGCGGGCAAGATGCGCCCGCGCCTTAGCTGTGCCACGCTCGGCCTTGAGTTTCTTCTGACCCAATGGGCCGCGTTGTCCTAGGTCAGCCATCTTTCCCACTTCAAGCATTGCACATTGTTTTTCTGCGCCATTTCGTAGAGGTGGGCAACCTTTGCTTTAGACTTCTTGGCGCGTTGTATGGCCGCTTCGATACGGTCTTTTTCTTCATACAACGGCGGCAGTTTGGAATATGCGGCGGTTTTCATAAACGGCTTAAGTATCCAGTGCATATCACATCCCCAGCGCTGAGCGATACATGGTCTCGATTGCTTCTTCTTCAGCCAGATCATCGGCGCGTTTCTTCCGCAGTGCCACGACCTTGCGCAGAACCTTTACGTCAAAGCCTGATGATTTTGCCTCGGCATAGATCGCTTTGCGCGCCTCGGTTTCATCTGCGATGGTGGCATTCTGCGCCTCGATGCGTTCCACAATCTGGAGCAGTTCTTGGTTAATGTCTTGCATGTCAGTTCCTCGGTTTGGTTGTTGGAAGAGCTTTGAGCACGGCTTTGCCTTCGTCAGTCAATCGCCAATGGTTGCCTACAGTTTCAACCGTAAAAAATGGGCTGTCATCTGGAGCATCTACACGTTCAGCCCATCCGACTAGTTCAAGGCTGTAAAGCGCTGCGCCATGAACATTGCTGTGAATTGATGTGAAGACTTCTTGCCCATATTGCTCAATATCTTTGAGCGCTTGCCACCTCGTGGCGTTTAGTCTTGGTTTCATTTGCTCTCCTTTTCAGACCACACGACACCATGCCGTGCGCCATATTCAAAAATGGTCTCAATCAGATCAGACATCTGTGGCTTCGTCAGCTTTGACGACCTGAACCCCAGCGGAAATGGACCTGATCCATCCAAGCCTTCCGCGAATGCCACCTGATGGCCTAGAGAGTGCAGGAAAGCGCACTTCCAAGTCTCAGGCGTCCATCTGCGGCCTTCCGGGCGGGCCATTGCCACATCGGTTAGCATGGCCCACATCTTGTCATTTTGTTCCAAGGTCCGATCACCGCCCGCAATGGTCACGGTCGCCAAGTTTGGTGCAGCGTCTATAAGCTGGTGAGCGTATAGGCGTTGCCGTGGGCCTGTGAGACGAACCTTGTATGGCATCAACCCGCGCCCTGATTGGTCCAATATGAAACCATCACTGTGCTGACCTCATCGCGTGGGATGTCTAGTTCCTTCGCCACCTTGTCCAGCGTCATGGATGGAATGGCATTCCACATTCCCCCCGCTTCGTCCTCGATGCGTTCATAGGTGGCAATGATCAATTTGGAATTAACCATTGAACTTCTCCCGCAGCTGCTGAAGTTTCATTTCTAGATCGCCAAGGAACTTGATGACCTCGGCCTTGATGTCTGTCTGCGTTGCGTGATCTGCGTGGACCCGCTGCATCCAGAAATTCATATCGCCCGGCATTCTTGGATCGAAGCTGACGAAATCACACCATTCTCGGCCAGTGCACATCATCTGCACCTGCATCTGGATCATGTATTGAGATGGAACCTTGCCATCCAGCAGCGTCTCAATGTGGGTGGCAGAGTTTGGGCATTTGATTTCGATCAGCCCATCCGATCCCACCAGCCCGTCAGGTGATGCGCCGAAGCCTAAGATGGTCGGATGCGGGATGAATCCTGTCTCCGCAACCGTTTCACCCGTCATCAGTTCATAGGCCATGCGGGCCTGTGGTTCGGTATCTGTGCCATGCTGCATGGCCGCGCTGGTGAAGCCTTTGACAGAGGTTTGCGTAAGCCGCTCGGTGATAAGCTGGGCCATGTAGTTAGCCCGGCTGGCCGCATAGCCAGACTTTGTTTTGGCCATCACATCGGCGGTGCGGGATGCTGTGACACACCCCAACCGCGCTGCGAACCATTCTTCACTGCGCTGTTCCATTTGCCACCCCCAATGCTGCTTTTTTTGTAAGCATGGCGATTGCGTCGATCGCTTGCTTTTCGGTCATGTCTTCAAGCTGCTTCACTTTCCAGTAAGCGCAGAACTTTGCCTCATCTGTGTTTGTGTCAAACATCAGGTCGCTCATGTCTACATATTGATCCTTGCTGATCAACTTGCTCGGCTCAACCTTGGGCGCGGCTTTAGCGGCATCATTTCCATCATCGTCGGAAGGCGCGATACCTGTGAGGCTTTCAAGCCCGATCCGCTTGGCGTAGGTCGTGGCCGACTTCATCCCCTGCATGTCATTCTTGTTGATGATCAGCGGAACATCGCAGGAAACGCTGGTTTCGCTGGCGCCATGAACCAGCATCGTGCGCATCACTGCGCCCTGTTCATCCCGTGCCATCATGTGGAACATCGCGATGCCTTGCTCGGTCAGGGCTGGAACGGCGACCGAAACCACATCGGCCAAATCGGCATATTTGCTTTTGAACGCTGGGTTGGTTGCGCCTTTAACGACTTTGCCCATGCCAGCCTGTGCAGCGCACAAAGCCATGTAGATGTTTTTATGCTCGGTCATATCAGAACCCCAATCCATAACCCAAGAAGAACAGGCCGTAGGCCATTGCAAAGAGCATCACAGCCCCAACTGCATCTTCGATCCATTCGCGCATTAGTAAAACTCCACTTCGTTCCAGAGTGACAGGATGGCGTCCTGCAACGCTTGCGGCAATTCTTTGATGTCGAACGGCGTGTCCAGAATGAACAGCTGATCAACCTCGATTGTGTTCATGTCGACTTCATCCCATGTCGGCGAACCCGGCACACCGAAGTCTGTGCGGACGCTCTCTGCGACAAAGCGCACCTTGATTTCTTCACCTTTGTAGTATGCTTGCATGGTCTTTTCTCCCATTCTTGCGTTGTTCGTCTGACATCGGTCTAACGATCTTGCTTGCGCTTGTAAACAACTATTTGCATCAGGCGCAAGATTGTGCAAGATGGACGCATGGAAAACACATCACGCATCGCTCTGGCCCAGCACATCAAGGCCGAAAAAATGAAAAAGAAAGATTTCGCTGAGATGCTCGGTGTCAGCGCATCGCAACTGTCGCGCTGGTTATCTGGCGCGGTTGTGCCTGACCGCCTATCAAGGAAGTTTGTGGAATTTGCCACCCGGCGGGTCGTGTCAGCGGATGGCTGGAAATGAATGCTTTTGGCCTGCCGGAGACAGACGGCGGCTGGGATTTCATCATGGCCGACCCACCGTGGCACTTCGCAACATTCAGCGCAAAGGGCGGCGGCAAGTCACCGCAGGCACACTACAAGACCATGCCGCTGGATGTGATTAAGTCTTTGCCTGTCGGTGACGTAGCAGCCAAGGACTGCCTATTGTGGCTCTGGGCTACAGGGGCAAACCTACCATTGGCCTTGGAGTGTCTGCCTGCGTGGGGCTTTCGATACTCGACACTTGGCTATTGGGGCAAACTGACCAAAACAGGAAAGATCGCTTTTGGCACTGGTTACGGATTCCGTTGCTCAGGTGAGCCGATTATTCTGGCCCGCAAAGGGAAACCGAAGAATGAAAGAACTGTCAGGTCATTGATCATGGGCCTTGGCGGATCAGGGTCTGGTCGAGCGCATTCCGAAAAGCCAGAAGAAGCATATGCAGCGGCAGAACGTCTTATGCCATGCGCCAAGAGGCTTGACTTGTTCTCACGCAAGACGCGAGATGGATGGACTGCGTTTGGTGATGAGGCTGGAAAATTTGATGCCGCAATTCAAAACCTTGGAAATGTAAAATGAAGATACAAGCCAGCTTTGCCCGCAAGACAACTAGCAAGTATGGCGCCAAGAAAACGATGGTTGGCGATGTCCAGTTTGCGAGCAAAAAAGAAGCCCAGCGCTACATGGAATTGCAGCTTTTGGAACGCGCCGGGGAGATCACCGATCTGCGCCGACAGGTCAAGTTCGAACTGATGGGCCAACATCGCCCGCTATACACCCGCACGGGCCGGAAGATGAAGTATACTGCGGACTTCGCCTATATCGAGAATGGCGTTGAAGTGATCGAAGAATCTAAAGGCGTCTGGACCCGTGACTTCGAGGTGCGCTATGCGGTTGCCATTGCGATGGGATTAAATCTGCGCGTGACATAGAAAACGCTTTATTTGATCTTGAATGAGGTATAGAAAAAGAAATGGGCAGGGAACGCGCTAACGTTCAACCTGCCCTAAGTAAGCCGCAGCGGGGGAGAAATCCGCTGAGATCGGCAAGCGCAACTGGGATGCGCTGATCGCAGTTCTACACTGCGTGAGGCAACTCCACAACACCAAGGAGTGCCAAGATGCACAGTTTCGACCCAGACATAGCGCAGCGCGTGGGCGTCCATGCCGCTGTGCTTTACCAGAACATAGTTTGGTGGTGCGCCAAGAACGCAGCCAATGGACACAACCAGCATGACGGCCATCATTGGACCTATAACAGCGTCCGAGCATGGTCTGAACTTTTCCCATACATGACAGCAAAGCAGATCAGGACATCATTAGATCGCCTAGAGGCTGACGGCATGATCCTGTCTGGGGAATACAACAAATCTGCATATGATAGGACCAAGTGGTTCTGCCCATCCAGTCAAGTCGAGTTGCCCCACAGGGCAAGTCAATTGGCCGCTGAGGGCAAACCTATACCTGTTGTAAACACAGATATTAAACCAGTTGATAAACAAGAGAAGGCGGGCAAGCCGCCCGTGATCAATGAAGCCTCAGAGATTTTTGATTGTTTGACAATGTGGGCTTCAGAAGTTGCTGTCAAAAGTTTCATCGAGTATCGCAAGAAATCCAAGAGCAAGGGCTTGACCCTAACCGCAGCCAAACGGCTTGCATCAACGTTACAGGAGATATTCAATGCAGGAGAAAACCCCGATGACGCACTTGGTCTCGCAGAAGAACGCGGATGGCAGACAGTTAAAGCAGACTGGTATTTCCAATCTCAGCGAACTGACAGAGGAACAAATCGACAAGGGTCGGGCATGGCTGCGGCTTTTGCCACAGTTGCAGCAGAATGCGCTGCCAGAGAAAGATACCGTGCTGAGAATCCAGAAGACCCTAATGACACCATGCTCTGGGGTGTGGATCTCAGCTAGGGTCGCTGCGCTTCTCAGCCCCTATTACGAAAAAGACACGCCACAGGCTGTGCGGGAAATGGAAGCCAGAGATTGGGAACACGCTCTAAGCGGCTTTCCTCAGTGGGCCATTGAACGCGCCGTGCGCTGGTGGAAGTCAGATGCCAACGCAGAC